GCTGCAAAGGTATCCGTAGACGTTCGCAAGAAGAACGACTTGGGCGTATACGAAACCGTAGATAAGGTCGCGTATGACGTGACCCTGGAAGGCGTGTTCCCAGACGCTAAGCAAGTAACCGTAACTGGTCGTATCATCGGACTAAACATCTTCGAGAAGCGCGACGGCACTACTGGCGTTAGCGTAAAGGTTCGCGCAGACTCGGTTATCGCTGCCGAAGAAAACGACGCGCCATTCTAGTATTCGAGGTATTCGGCGACCCTGCCCCACAAGGTTCTAAGACAATCTACCGGGGCAGGTTAGTCGAGTCTTCCGCAAAGAAGCTAGACCCGTGGCGCAAGGCCATCGCCAAAGCGGTAGAGGACAAACTTCCCGCCGATCACGAAATGATTCTTGGCCCCGTATCGGTTGAAGTAAATTTTTATCTCCCCCGCCCCCCTAGCGTAAAGTCCACGAAGCGACCTGCACCAATCGTTCCCCCCGATACGGATAAACTCGCGAGGGCGTGTCTTGACGGATTAGGCCAGGGTATCAACGGCAAGTCTGGCGATGGGCGACTATGGGCAGACGATAGCTTGGTAATCGAGCTAATAGCCCGCAAGTTCTACGCAGACTTCCGCAAACCAGGCGCGGACATAAAAATAACCCTAATGTAACAATTTTGTAACACACGAAAAAATGTGTTTGCTTGTCGTGTCCTTTCGCTATAACCTATAAGAGTTCAAACGAAAGGGAAATCAAATGAACAAGACCGAACAAGTGTTCGCATTGCGAATTAGCCGCAACTTTGCCAACGATGTAGTCGAGCGTGGCCTATCTCACTATGGGGAAGCCTTTGCCAAGATCGCCGAGCGTTACGAGCAGGGACAACGTAAGCCTTACATCATGCGTTTTACAACCGATGAAATTTCTTATCTTAAGTCCGAGTGTGAATGGGTAGCTTCTAAGGGCTGCGATTGGTATGCGGAAGAAAAGGCTTGCTATCGTGGGCTGCTCCGTCAGATAGCAAGGGTTGCAGCATGACTACTCGCACCCAAGACGCAGTTCTAGTAACCGTCGTAATGCTCGTAGGTCTAGCCATGATCTTTGACCTACACCGCACTTTCCTAGCGTGGGCTTGGCCTATCGTTACCGCCTATACCAACTACCTATTTAGCTAAAGGGGCTAATAATGACAAAACTACGCGAACTATTCCGCCGTAACGCTTCTGATACTTCAATCGAAGCTGCCGAATCTATCGACGTTAGCAAGCTGGAAGGAATGGTGCTAAATGCTATTCGTTCCGCAGGAGCCAATGGAATGACCCAGACGGAGCTTCTAGCAAAGTTCCCAGGCTATTCCTACTCGTCGATCACCGCTCGCCCAAGCGCACTAAAGCGCAAGGGCCTAGTCGAAGATAGCGGACTACGCCGTCCATCGGCTAACGGACGCAACCAGGCCGTTCTAGTGGCGGTGAAGAAGTGAACTCCGTAGTAAAGGCAGCCGAAAGCAAAGCTTCAAACGCTATCGAGCAACTAACCATGATCGCCTGGAACGCTGGTTTTGAATCTGCAACCGACGCGCTAGACGAACTATCCAACGAGCTACACAACAAAAAAGACTTTATACCGGCAGAAATCCTACGCTGGGCTGCCAAAGAGCTAAGGGGAGAGAATTGCTAGATAAAGTATTTGGCGAAGTTTGGAGAGCGCGCGCAGATTGCTATTCATGCGGCGAAATGTCCTATCTAAACTACCCAATAAAAGAAGACCGACGTATCGGACTACCAAAATGCTCTACTTGCGAAAGTTCACTTGCGTTTACATCGCCCGAATCAAGCGAGTTTGAACTTTTGGTTTGGGGCCAGCTAACAAGCACACTTGACTTTTACACATCGACCGATCCAGTCGTCGAGATCAAACTAACAAACTAAGGGGGGAAAATGTATAAGCTAACCAGATTCCTAGCCGAATGGCTATTCGAGCGCGAGCTAGACGAGGACTACCTAATGGGAACTCGCTACGGGGCGGAAATGAATCACAAGGGAACCATTCTGCAACTTCAAATCCTGCACGACCAAGCAACGAAAGCCAACAAGCCTGGAATCGCGAAAGCAATTCAGAATCTAGGCGGAACACTAAGGGAGCCAGCGCAATGACAATGAAGATAACCGTATGGGAGCTACCAAACTGCGTTCAATGCAATCAGACAAAGCGCGAGTTTGAGAAGCGCGGGATTATCTACACGACCCGCAAGCTAACACCGAAGGCAGTAGACCGATTCTTGGCCCTGGGACTAACTTCCGCCCCGATCGTAGAAACCGACGACCGCCGCTGGAGTGGCTTCCGGTTGAACCGAATTGCCAGCCTGGAATCACACTTGAAGACCGAGCGTATGCGTGGGGTAAACGTGCCACTAACCCCAATGGTGCAGGTGGCGGACGAGGTGGAAGAATGAGCGACCTAAACGAGCTAATTGCTACTAATGCTTCTAGGGCTTATCACGAAGGCTTAGATCGCGGAGCAGCATACGAGCGCGAACGTATTGTCGAAATACTAGATTCCCTAGACATTGGCTTTAGTTCCTATGAAGATAGGGGCTACATCGTCGGCGACGCGTTAGACCTAATTGCAATAATCAGAGGGGAAGATAAATGAGCGCATGGAACCGCACGAACTACCGCCAGGTAATCGAGCTACTGAAAGACGAGAAATTAGTCTGGTCGCCAGACTTCGACTTGATCCGCAAGCTACTGGCCGACGTGTTCGACGAACACCTAATCGAAAGTAACTTTAGCTTCGGCACTCTAAACTATCTAGCGGAGAAACTACTAGAGGAAGAAAACGACCTTACGGTCTAAGGGGAACCATGCTAGAAGACTTGAAGCCACCAGGAAGGCAGTTCACCTGCAAAGTGCGAACCGTCGCCGAAACTCTCGACGCGAAGGACAAAGAGATACTTCTAAACGCCGTCAATAGCGAGGAATGGAGTTTCAGCTCTCTAAGCAACGAACTAGCCAAGCGAGGTTTAGTTATCGTCGATACCGGCATAGCCAAGCACCGCCGCAAACAATGCAGTTGCTTTAGGAAATAATGCTTGAAGACCTATCGAACCTGGACAAGCAGGGTAGTGATCGCAAGAACCCTATCCCGAAGGAAGCTTGGCGACCCCAGCTAGAGCTAGACGCAGACGGCGGATACTTTGTTAGTTCACCGCGCACTACGCCTATTCACGACGCAGCGGAACTTCTAGCCGAGTTCGACCTAAACCCGAACGACTGGATAGTTACTAACGTCCGTCGCGGTAAGTGGCAGACCTACCACGGGGAATGGCTGGAATCGTATCGCGTATCCCTAAAGCCCGCAGCTAAGCGTTCGTCACTTATTCCTTACGACGACCTAGAGCGCGAGCTAAAGCGATGGAAGCCGAAAGCAAAGAAAATCCAGACCGGCAGCCTAACTGCTATCTATAACATCGGTGATACCCAATGGGGTAAAGACGCAGGGGACGGAACAAGCGGAACCCTAGAGCGCACTCGATCAGCCCTAGAGTCTGCACTAGAACACCACAATTACATCTCTAAGCGTGGTATCGGCCAGATAGCCCTACCCCAGCTAGGCGACTGCATAGAAGGAACCGTATCCCAGGGTGGCCGCATTATGGGAAGGCTAGACCTAGACCTAACGGCGCAGGTCAGACTAGGGCGTCGCGTTCTGCTCGAATGGGTAAAAGCTTTCGCCCCACTAACCGACCACTTGGTTATCCCAGTAGTCCCAGGCAACCACGACGAAACCACTAGGCAGGTAATCGTAGACCCTATGGACTCATGGCAGGTCGAGATAGTGCAACAAGTCCTAGACATCTGCAAGGCGCACCCAGACTTACAACACGTCGAAGCTAGGTTCCCCGAAAGAGATAACACAACTTTGGCAGTCAATCTATCGGGAACATTAGTTGGCTTCGCTCACGGCCACCAGATAAGGGACGTGCAGAAGTGGTTTGCGGGACAAGCCCTGGGAGATACCCCCGTCGGGCAAAGTCAGGTCTTGATAAGCGCGCATTACCACCACTACCAGGTAAAGCAACTCAACCACCGTCTTTGGGTGCAGATACCATCGCTCGACGGCGGATCACATTGGTTTGCAGATAGAACCGGCATGGGTGGTAACGCGCCAGGTGGAATCGTTAGCTTAGTTGTAGGCGAGGGATACGACCCGCGCCGTGACCTTGTTGTATTGAGTTAGGGGCCAAATGCCAATTTATGAATTTACCTGCCTGGTCTGCGATAAAACCATAGCCATAAATTTAAGACTGGAAGATAGCCAGCACTTATCTTGTCCAGAGTGCGGGGAGCCTATGAAGCGTAGCTACACCTTCGGCGCAGTCACCTTCAACGGTTCTGGATTTTACAAGACAGATAAATAAGTGTTCCCCAAACCTTGCCTTGACTGCAACAAACTTCATACCGACGGCGGGGATTGGTGTTTGCCGTGCCGACGTGAAAGACAAAGAAACAAAGAACCTAACGTGGCTAGGCAGCTAAAGAAGGCAAAACTCTATAACGCCGAATACCAAAGACTTTCAAAGCTCGTAAGAGCAAATGCCGTCCAATGTCACCTATGCGGTGAAGGCTACCGCCCCCTAGACCCCTGGACTGCGGATCACCTAGTAGCGGGCGACCCTATGTCGCCACTCGCGCCAGCTCACCGAAGCTGCAACTCTCGTCGAGGAAACAAACCACTCCAATAGCCCCCCGTATTTAGAGGGGGACGGGTCAAAACATTCGAAAACCGTCGTGTTCCCTACCCCGACCGCAAGTCTTCGTAGAGAGTCGCATTTCAAACCTTTTCGGGTAGGCTTGCGTTATGCCTAACCCACCGAAGCCAGCCGAGCTAAAGCGACAACTCGGCAACCCAGGGCGCAGACCTATCGCAACACCCGCCGCTTACGTAGATGGCGGATACGTCGAACCACTACGCCCGCTTGAATTTGCAGGGAAGCAACTATGGGATTCCGCCATGACCACCGGTCAAAGCTGGATAGCCCGTAACTCGGACACGCAACTTCTGCTAATGACCTGCGAGCAGATGGATCGACGCACCGACCTAATCGCCAAGATTCACGAAACCGACGAGTGGCGTTTATACCGCGCGCTTCACGATCTAGAGAAAATGATTAGCTCGAACCTGGCTTTACTTGGCTTTACGCCTACCGATAGAACTAGGCTCGGTTTAGCGGAAGTCAAAACCGCAAGCAAGCTGGAAGAACTAATGGCACGAAAGGAACAACGTGTGGCCCCCGAAATGGCTAACCCCAGTTCCTAACGAAGACTTATACAACGGCGACGGCGAAGTAGTAATCGACTTTGCCGAAGCGTTCGGAATCATTACTAAGGACTCGATAGCCGGTCGCGCTGGGACACCCTTAGTCTTGCGAGAGTGGCAAAAGGAACTAATCCGTCACGTCTTCGCTGGCGACGGTGAACGCTATCGCCATAGAACTTCCCTGATCGGCCAACCCCGCAAGAACGGCAAGTCCGCACTAGCTTCCGTCTTTGGACTCTACGGCTTGATACTTGGAGCCAGGGGAGCGGAAGTCTATTCGGTTGCAGCCGAAAAGGAACAAGCTCGAATCGTATTCGCCGACGCTAAGCGCATGGTCGAAGCTTCGCCCGAACTAAGTGCAATCACAAAGCTTTACCGCGACGCAATCGAACTGCCGAAAGCGGGTTCGGTCTACCGCGTTCTATCTGCCGAAGCTTTTTCGAAGGAAGGTTTGAATCCGAGCCTTACGGTTTTTGACGAGCTTCACGCCCAGCCGAACCGTGAACTATTCGACGTTATGTCGCTCGCTATGGGTGCTAGACCTTCGGCGCAACTTATTGCCATTACAACTGCGGGAGTAAAGACCGATTCAACGGGCCAAGACTCAATCGCCTATTCGCTTTACCAATACGGGCAGAAGGTAGCCCGTGGGGAAGTAGACGACCCTACGTTCTTTATGTCCTGGTGGGAAGCCGACCTGGAAGCGGATCACCGCGAACCCGAAACTTGGCGACTATCCAATCCAGGCTACGACGACATTTGCGCTGCCGACGACTTCGTGTCTGCCGTTCGTCGAACACCGGAAGCCGAATTCAGAACCAAGCGGTGTAACCAATGGGTCAGTTCCCAGATTAGCTGGCTACCTACGGGGACGTGGGACGCTTGCGAAGGGGAAACGGAAGTAGGGGACAAAGACTACATTCTGGGCCTTGACGGGTCGTTTAGCGGGGACGCTACCGTAGTCACCTATACGACTATCGAGGACATTCCGCAAATTGGAATCGTAGGAGCATGGGAAAAGGACGCGACTATCCACGACGACGCTTGGCGCGTGGACGTTCTAGAAGTCGAAGAAACAATTAGGCAGTTTGTCAAAGCGCACCCGAACGTGAAGGAAATCGCTTGCGACCCTTACCGCTGGACGCGCACCATGCAGGTTCTACAAGACGAAGGCTACCCCGTAGTGGAATACCCATCCACTAACGCCCGCCGTATGGTTCCAGCTTGCGCAAAGTTCTACGACGCGGTCGTCGATCAGAAGGTAATTCACGACGGCAACCCGTTACTAGCCCGTCACATTTCTAACGCCGTGGTCAAAGTGGATAACTTAGGCCCGCGTATTGTGAAGGAAAATAGAGCTTCACAAAGACGTATCGACGCAGCCGTAGCCGCCGTCCTATCCTTCGACCGTGCAACGGTGGGTAGAATAGAAGACGAGCCTTTGGTTCCACAATTCTTCGTTTAGGGCGGACATGGCAAGTTTTATCGACAGACTGCTAAACAGGCGGTCAATTAGTTTCCAAACCTTATGGGGTTCGGGCGAAGATGTAGTTATCGGAACGCAAGCCGGCACTTACGTTACGCCAGATACCGTTTTCAAAGTAAACGCAATTTACTCGGCGGTTTCGTTGATCGCCGACACAATTTCGACCCTACCGCTTGACGCATACATTCGCATAGACGGCGAGCGTCGTCCGTTCCGTCCACGTCCAGCCTGGGTAGCTAAGCCAGACGTAGACCTAGTTTCTAAAGAGCCGTTCTATAACGCGGTTCTCGTTTCCATGCTTCTTGACGGCAATGCCTTCGTTCGTGTTTATCGCGACTCGGCTGGCAAGCCACTAAACCTAGTAGTGCTAAACCCTACCGATGTAGAGGTTGTCCGTAACGGTATTGGTCGCGTAATGTATCGCGTCCAGTCCCACGACGAACTTCTTTCGTCGGAGCAGGTTCTTCACATTATCGACGTGCTAAAGCCAGGTCACATTCGCGGAGTATCCCGCGTGGAAGCACTAAAGGAAAACTTCGGTCTTGCTATCGCTCTAGAGTCTTTCGCTGCTCGCTACTTCGGGCAGGGTGTCACTATGGCGGGCCACATTGAGTTCCCAGGCAACCTATCCCCAGAACAAGCCAAAGACCTATCCGACGCGTTCTCTAGCCGTCACGGTGGCTTTAGGAAGTCGAACAAGGTTGGCGTTCTATCCGCTGGTGCGAAGTTCGTTAGCGATCAGGTAGACAACAATGCCGCTCAATTCATCGACTCCCGCCGTATGGCAGTCGAAGACGTAGCCCGTGCGTTCAACATTCCTACTATGTTCCTGGGACTACCAGGCACTAACACCTACTCGTCGGCCGAGCAGAACGCCATTCAGTTCGTTACGCACACCGTCCGCCCACTTGTCCAGAAGCTTGAAGGTGCGTTCTCTACGCTTCTAAATAGCGAGCCTGGTGGCGAATTCGCTTTCGTAAAATTCAGCATTGACGGACTACTACGCGGTGACGCTTCTTCTCGCTTCGCCGCTTACTCGAACGGCTTGCAGTCTGGTTGGCTAACCGTGAACGATGTTCGCCGACTAGAAGACCTAACGCCAGTTGAAGGCGGCGACGTTGCCCGTGTTCCACTAGCGAACATTGCAATTACCGACGCAGGTATCGTCGCGGAAGATAAGAAGGTAATTATGGCAAACCGCCTAGTTACCGCTGGCTACGATCCGAAGGAAGTCCTGGCAGCCCTAGACCTTCCTGCAATCAAGCACACCGGCGTTCCGAGCGTAATGCTTCAAGGTGTAGCCCAGATAGACCCAGAAGACCCGCAGGGCGTTTACGAGGCTAACTAATGATTACCACAGGCCAAATCTCGGTAACAACTACACGGCAAGTTCTGGACGGGACATCGTTCAACCCTTACCGGCTAATCCTTCACAATTCTGGAACTAATGCCGTCTATCTTGGAAATGAAACCGTGACCGAAAACAATGGATTCAATCTTCATTCGAATAGCACTTTGACCCTTGAATTACCACCCCTAACCACGCTCTACGCGATAACCGGTTCTGGAACTCATGAAGTTTCTTGGATAAGGATTGATCAGTAATGCCGTATTTTATTTGGAACGAATCCCCTAGTTGTTCGGGTTGGGCCGTAGTCAAAGAAGACGGCGAAGTAAAGTCTTGCCACAAAGACAAGCAATCCGCTATCGAAGCTATGGTGGGAATTAGCGTCGCCGAAGGTATCGAACCAGGCGGAAGCTACAACCCGCAATCCGAGGAAGTCCACGTCGAGGAAAACGAATACCGCCTAGAGTCTGGGCCAGGTGCAGTTATCGCCGACATCGACGGAACCCTAGTTACATTCCAGGGTCAAAGAATCGACAAGACCCACGACTACCTAAATTCTTTCGAAGACACCGAAATTATTATCATCACCGCCAGACTTGCTTCTGATCGTGCGGAAACCGAAAGCGAACTAGATTCGCTAGACATCGACTACGACTTGCTATTTATGAAGCCAACGGAAGAAACCGACTCAACCGACTGGAAGAAGTCCGTAGCAGGAAAGCTTTTGGAAACCTATAACGTAATGGTTGCCGTAGACGATAACGCAGACATTCGCAGGGCGTATTCAGACTTGGGCATTACCGCAATCTCCCCTAGCCAAGTTCCAGCTTCGACCGACGACGAATCGGAAGACGAAATGGACGAGCGCGCAGTAAACCTAACCCCACCGGCCTACATGAGAGCCGCAGCCCGACAGGGCTTGCGCTACTACGAAGAAGGCAAGGCTGGCGATGGAGTGGTGGAAAGAACTATCCGTGAAGCTCGCGCTATGGCGGAAGGAAATGTCACGGCAGATAAGTGGGTTCGGATTCGGGCTTGGATTAGCCGTCACCTTGTTGATTTGGATTCGCCCGCCGCTAGACCTGATTCCCCTGATTATCCTAGTCCTGGCGTAGTAGCCCACTTGCTTTGGGGATCGGGGCCGTCTAAGGCTTCTGCCCGTCGTGCGCTTGCTTATGCCGAGGGCGTGGTTAGTAGAATGGAACAAGAAAACGAAGGCCGAGCGAAAGGCGAAGCATTGTCAAAGATTGAAACTCGCGTATTTACTAACGAGTTTGAAGTCCGCGAAGACGGCGAAGGAATGACCCTAACCGGTTACGCTGCCAGATTCAACGAGCCAAGCGAACCACTACCTTTTATCGAGCGTATCAAGCCAGGCGCTTTCAAGCGATCTATCAACTCACGTAACGACATCAAGCTTCTATGGAACCACAATACCGACATGGTTCTAGGTTCAACCCGTGCGGGAACCCTAACCCTAAAGGAAGACGAAATCGGTCTGCGTGTTATGGCTACCCTGCCGAACAACACTTGGGGCAATGACGCTCGCGTAAGTATCCAGCGTGGCGACGTGACTGGCTTTAGCTTCGGCTTTACCGTTCCAGCGGGCGGAGATTCTTGGAGTGCAGACGGAACCGAGCGCACTCTAAAAAGCGTAAGGCTCATGGAAGTTAGCACCGGAGTTGCCTTCCCAGCTTACCCAAGCACTAACGGAACCGCCCAGGTTCGCGGACTAGACAAGGTAGCCGAAAGAAACAACATCGACGCAGACGCACTAGCCGACGCGCTACTAAAGATTGAAGACGGGCAGTCCATTTCTAAGGACGAAGCCGAAATGGTTTCCCGTGTCATTAGCGACCTAGCACCTTCGGAAGAAGGCGAGCAGAACCAGGGCGACTTGGGTATGCTTGCTCTAAAGAAGAAGAAACTAGAACTACTTATCAAAGGAATCTAATGGCTACCAAAGAGCAGATCAAGAAGGCAATCCTAGAGGTCGCTGGCAACCCAATTAGCGGTGCAATCGCAGACCTAGCAGACTCAATGGCCGACGCCGTTGTCGCTATTGACACTCCCGCCTTTACTGGCGAGGTAAAAGAAGCGCGTGTAACCAAGCCGACAGAAACTCGTTAGTCGCCAAGCTTACGCTTCTCCCCGCCGGTCTTCCCCTTTCACCGGCGGGGTTCTTCTTTTTCGGGTATGCAGTAGTGCTATAAACTAGAACTAGGCGCGTGAGTTAGCTCTAGCCGTTTTAGTCTGCGTTAGCGCGACTATTCATAACCATTCAATTTAGGAGAAACAATGTCAGAGTTCATCAAGGCTCAACACGAACTCCGCGCAAACTTGACCATGCAAATTCGCGAGGTCATCGACTCGGCAGAGGCCGAGGGTCGCGGACTAGATTCAGAGGAATTGCAGAAGATCGACCGTATCGAGGCCGACATTCGCAAGGCCGACGAGTCCATCGAGGTAGCAACCCGCGCAGAGTCCCGCAAGGTCGAAGCTTCCGTAGCCGCTAAGGGATTCATTCCTTCGGTTTCCGAGGAGCGTTCAACCGGCGACATCTTCCGCGCACTAGCAACTGGCGAGGCTCGTTCACACGAGTTCGCAAAGCGCGCTGCTCTAGTATCTTCGAGCAATACAGTTCCAAAATCCTTCTACGACGAAGTTTTCGACGTGGCCAGGCTCGCCGGTCCTATGCTAGAGGTTTCAGATGTAATCCAGACCACTTCTGGCGAGCAGCTAACCATTCCTACCATGACCGCTTACAGCACCGCTGCACTAACCGCAGAGGGTTCCGCAATCTCGGCAAGCGAGCCTACTTACAGCTCGATCACCTTGAACGCTTACAAGTATGGATTCCTAATCCAGGCTTCGAACGAGCTAGTAACCGACAGCGGTTTCGACCTAGCAAGCCACTTGGCTCGCCAGGCAGGTAACGCAATCGGTTTCGCTACCAACTCGGCACTAACCACCGGAACTGGAACCACCCAGCCTCTAGGTATTGCTACCGCAGCTGGCACCGGCGTAACCGGCGGCACGGGCGTATCAGGCGCGTTCACCGCGGACAATCTTATCGATTTGGCCTACTCGGTAAATGGAAGTGTCCGTCGTTTGCCTTCGGCCGGATTTATGGCGAACGGTCAGTCCATCGGTGCTATGCGTAAGCTAAAGGACACCGCTGGAAACTACCTATACCAGGTTGGCGTAGGCTACCCAGACACCTTCGCTGGCTTCCGCGTTGTGGAGAACCCACACGTTGCAGCTATCGGCACCGGTGCAAAGTCCGTCCTATTCGGTGACCTAGAGTCCTACAAGGTTCGCCTTGCAGGTGGAATCCAGGTTCAGTCGTCCCAGGATTACGCTTTCGCGAACGACCTAACTACCTGGCGTTTCTTGATCCGTCTAGACGGTAACTTGACCCACCAGGCTCACGTATCAGCCTTCAAGGGTGCAGCTAGCTAATCCCTTGTAACAAACTGGTAGGCCCCGCGTTGTAGGTTGCGCGGGGTCTATCTTTTTTTTGGTAGAGTAATCGCATGACAACCTACGGCGCAATTTCTATCGCAAGCAATTCCCCAGGCTCGCCTACGGGCTATGGAGTGCAGGGCCTACTACTAGCCGAACGCCTAAAGCGCGACGGCTACGACGTTGCCGCACTATCTAACTTCGGGTTAGAGGGCAACATCTCAACCCTTGAAACTAAGCACGGCCCGATCGCACACTATCCCCGTGGCTACACGCTCTATTCGGGCGACGTTCTGGAAACCCACCACAAGCACTTCCTAGCGGGACGTGAAATCCCAAACGCAATCCTTACGCTTTACGACGCTTGGGTTTACCTAGACGTGCCACAACTTGAAGACCTAAAGTTCTGGTCGTGGACTCCCGTAGACCACCTATCCGTCCCGCCGAAGGTGGCAGCTTGGGCTAAGCGACCGAACGTAAAAACTATTGCCATGTCACCATTTGGACAAAAGCAATTCCAAGCCATCGGCGTAGATTCGACCTACATTCCCCACGCCGTCGATACTTCCGTCTACAAGCCAACCGACACCATCGAAGGCTACGGTCTAAAGCAATACATGGGCGTAAAGGAAGACGACTTCATTGTCGGTATGGTGGCAGCTAACAAAGCTAACGGCTCAATCCACCGCAAGGCTTACGCAGAGAACCTACTAGCTTTTGCTATGTTCCGCCAGAAGCACCCGAACGCTTACCTATACATTCACGCCGAGCCGTCTAGGGTCTTCGGTGGTTTCCACCTAGCTACCCTAATGAAGTCCGTAGGTTTGCCAGAAGACGCAGTTTTATTCCCCGATCCGCACAAACTTCGTTATGGGTATTCGTCCGAGGAAATGGCAGGGCTTTATTCTGCAATGGACGTTCTACTACACGCTTCTTATGGCGAAGGCTTTGGTGTTCCGGCAATCGAAGCCCAGGCTTGCGGAACTCGTGTAATCGGTAGCAACTGGGCAGCGACCCCAGACCTACTCGGTGAAGATTCTTGGTTGGTAGACGGACAGCCGTTCTGGGACGAAGCGCAGTCTAGCTTCTTCCAGATTCCCCTAGTGCCTTCCCTAGTAAACGCATTAGAACAGGCATACGCAGCCCCTAGAGGGGTTTCTACGGCAAGCGTGGAATTCGCTAAGCAATTCGAAGTCGAAGCCGTATACGAGCAATACTGGAAGCCATTTCTAGCCGAGAACCTATGATCCCCGTTCTAGGGTTTGCGACATTATCTAGGTTCGACCTAGCCCAGCGTCTACTAGATTCCATCGACTACCCCGTCGAACACCTAGTAATCGTGGACAACTCCGGCAAAAAAACATTTGAGCCGAAGGTAAATGACAACGTAAAGAATGTCTGGCTGCTGCAAGTCCCAAGCGGACTCGGTGCTAATGGAGCTTGGAACCTAATTATCAAGTCCACACCCCACGCGCCTTATTGGGTTATCCCAAACGACGACGCACACTTCGAACCAGGCGCATTAGAAACAATCGCTAAGGAAGTCGATACAAACAAGTTCAACTTCCTAAACATCTCGCCTAAGTGGTCGTGCGTAGTGCCAACGGAAGGTAGCGTTGCGAAGGCTGGACTATGGGACGAAGTATTCCACCCGATCTACTTTGACGACGACGAATACGAATGGCGTATGCGGGAACTGGGCGTAGAATTCCACACCATAAACGCCAGGGTCTACCACGATAATAGCTCGACCCTACATAGTGGCTACCAGGAACGTAACGCAAGCACTTATAGCCGTAACAATTCCATGTTTAGAAATAAGGTAGTCGCCAACAACTTAGGGATTATTGGTTGGTCGCTGGACGTGCGAAGGGAAAATAGATGGGACTAAAGCTTTATACGGGCGGAACGTTTGACCTATTCCATGCAGGACACGTTGAGTTTCTAAAGACTTGTTCGGAACTTGCGGAAAAGGTTATCGTCGCGCTCAATACCGACGAATTTATAGCCCAATACAAAGGCAAGCCACCGGTCATTAGCTACGAAGATCGTAAGAAGGTTTTACTGGCTTGTAAGTATGTGGACGTAGTTATTCCCAACCAGGGCGGTAAAGACTCAACCCTAGCCATCGACGTAGTAAAGCCAGACCTAATCGCCATTGGTTCCGACTGGGCGCGTAAGGATTACTACAAGCAAATGGGATTCTCGCAGGACTGGTTAGACGTAAGACGCATAAGCCTTATCTACATTCCCTACACGCAGGGCATTAGCTCTACCGAAATCAAGCAAAGGCTTGGGAAGTAGAATAGACGTATGGCAATCACTAATGGCTACGCAACTCTCGCACAAGTTAAGGCTGGACTTCGCATAACGGATTCCGTAGACGACAGCTTGCTAGAAATGGCGATCGAGTCCGCTTCCCGTGCGATGGATTCTTATTGCAACCGAGTCTTCTATTCGACTGGAACCGCGGTCACTCGCTACTACTCGCCACGCGATTCTTACCTATGCGACATTGACGACCTAGTATCGCTAACTTCGCTTTACACGAATAGCGACGAAACCCAGTCCAGCTATACAATCCAATGGACTTCCGAGGATTACCAGCTAGAGCCGCTAAACGGTTTGGCAGATTCCCAGCCAACCCCTTATACCCGAATCCGTGCGATCGGTAACTACATCTTCCAGACCCTAAATGGCGAAGCAAGCGTAAAGGTTACTGGCGTGTTCGGTTACAGCGCGGTTCCTATCGCCGTTACCCAGGCAACGGTTATCCAGGCTTCCCGTATCTACAAGCGACTAGACAGCCCACTAGGAATTATCTCCGGCGAGCTTGGCACTATGCGCGTAGGCACTCGCCTAGACCCAGACGTAGCCCAGCTCGTAGACGGCTTCCGTAAAGTGAGAATGGCCTAATGGCAGACATTCAGTTACTACGAACTGGTATTTGCAATAACCTTGCAACCATTACTGGACTACGCACTTCGGTAGACATTCCAGACAATCCGAATCCACCGGTTGCCATCGTGCAGTTAGTCCGCGTGGAGTATCACCAGGACTTCAAGAATGGCATGGCGGAATACACTTTTGCCGTGCAGGTTCTCGTAGGTCGCGTAGACGAGCGATCCGCGCAGAGGAACCTAGACGCTTACTGCTCTAGCGATTCGGACTCGTCGATACGCCGTGCGATAGAATCTAATAGGAATCTCGGTGGCAACGCTTATGACTGCGTAGTAACCGAGATGTCGTCATACGGAAGCGTTCTAGTAAACGACACCACCTATCTAGCGGCGGAATTCGCCGTTAGAGTGCTTGCAAGCTAATTAGGAGAAAACATGGCAAAGCTAGTTCTCACCGACGTTATTACCACCATTGGTGGGACTGACTACTCGGCGAACATCAACCAGGTAGAAATTTCCGTTTCTGCCGACGAAGTAGACACCACCGCGTTTGGTTCTGCTTGGCGCACTTCAACCAACGGCCTAAAGTCTGGAACCTTCACCGTATCGTTCCACCAGGACTACGCGGCTGCCGCAATCGACTCGTCTTTGTGGAACCTATTTGGTTCTGCCGCTACCGTTGTCGTAAAGCCAAACGGAACCGCAGTATCGTCTTCCAACCCTTCGTATACTTTTGTGGTAAACGTTAACAATTTGACTCCGGTGTCCGGGGCCGTGGGCGATCTGGCCGTGGCTAATGTCACGTGGGGTATCACCGGGGCAATTACTAGGGCGACCGCTTAACAACTAACAAAGGAAAACCTACAAATGAGAATCAACCTATCCATTGAACAGCTAGACGGAACTAAGCAAGAGGTTACGGCTTCGGCTATTGACCTTGTAAAGTTCGAGGAAAAATACGACATTAGCGTATCCAAACTCGACAAGGAAATGAAGCTAACCCACTTGCTATTCCTAGCTCACACGTCGCTAAAGCGACAGAACAAGACCGCCCTAGACTTCGACGCATGGCTAGAAACGGTTGAGAGCGTAGGAGCTTCCGCTAAAGACCCAAAATAGTAGGGCTTGGCGATAAGTCGTCCCATTGGTTTATCGCCGGCCTTGCAGTCGAAACGGGCATAGCCCCTTCGGTTCTTATGCAAGAATCGGATCGCATGCTTTGGACTATGGGTCGCTACTTGATTTGGAAACACACGGGATAACCCCTGCCAGTAGGCGGGGGTTATTTCTTTAGGTAGTCGAAGCTCACAATTCGAAGCGCCTGGCTGGCTTCTAATAGGCGACCAGCGAGCAGGTAAACGATTCCCTGCGAAACGCTATCCGTAAAGCCAAAACGTTGCAGGGCGCGTCCTACGTGTCTAGGTGCGTGGTGGTAGTGGTAAGCAAGCATGGCTAGGTAGTTATCTAGGCAACCATCGTCCGTAGTTGCTAAGCCAGATAGAACGGCGTAGGCAGCGGTGAACTTACCAGCCCAATCCGCAATGAAGTCCGCAGCGTCAATTCCGTAGTTCTCAAAAGCAGAAGACTCTAGCGATCGCAGAAACTCGTCGTCGCCCGAAGTAATCCCCAGGAAGTAGTCGAACATAAGGTCTGATACCGCAACTGGCTCTCCGTGAATTTCTACATAGTTAGACTCAAACGCGGATTCGATAGATTCGAACAAAGCTTCTTTTACTGCACCCATGATTTTCCCTTTCGTTAGGTGTAAGTAGATACTAGGGCCACTAATAGCTACGAGTCAAATACCCAAAGATAACAAACGGGTAACGGGTAGAATTGAAGGCATGGCGACTACCTTCCTATTACAGCTACCTATCTTGGGGCAGGGAAAGCCAAGCTACTCGGTAAAAGACATTCGCACCCTGCAAAGGAATCTACGCGACATCGAGCCAGACCTAAAAAGGCAGTTCGTTCGCGACATCAAGAGCATTGGTAAGGAAGCCCAGAAGCCAATCGTCAAAGCGATTCGCCAGGTGCAACCACCAAGCGGTATGCGGTTCAACTACGGCAAGACTGGCTGGGGTCGTGAAGTAGCCGCCGACAAGACTAAGGTTCGTTTCAGAACCCAAGCGGGCGGAAAGTCGCTAACCACTTCTCTAGTAAGCGTTAGGCTGGAATCACCTGCCGCTAACATTCTGGACATGGCTGGCCGATCAGGACGTAGCGTAGGTGCTGGCTACCAGGGAACCGGCTACACCCGCGAGTTCACTAGGCGCGATCGCTACGGCAACATTATTGTTATGAAGCGTCGCACAACCAAAGAAGCGGGCGAGCAGTTTATCCAAAGGCTAAACCAGGCTTCGGGCGTTACGCAGGGTCGCGCTTCCCGCATGGCTTGGCCAGCGGTCGAAAAAGACTTGCCGAATCTGGAACGCAGAATCGACGATGTAATTAGGGATTACTACACAATCGCAAATAGGAAGTTTGGCTAATGGCAGTAAACGTAGTCGTCAAATCCGTATGGGACGATAAGGGCGTAAAGCAAGCTCTAGGACAACTAAGCGGACTGGGTAAAAGCGTAGGTGTTGCATTTGCCGCAGTTAGCGCGGCTACTATCGCCGCTGGTGTAGGTATCGCTAAATTCAGCGCAAACGCTGCCAAGAGTGGTTCGAACCTAGCCGAATCTCTAAATGCCGTAAAGGTTTCCTACGGTGGCGCAGCTAACGAAATTATCAAGCTTGGAGAAACCGCCGCCACTCGACTTGGAGTAACTCAAACCGAGTTCAACGCGGCAACGGTTAGGTTCTCGGCTTTCGCGGATCGTATCGTTGGCGATGGTGGAAACGTCGCTGGTTTTATCGACACGATTACTACGCGCGCTACCGACTTCGCTTCCGTCTTCAACATCGAAGTTGCCGAAGCCTTACAGGTATTCCAATCAGGTCTTTCCGGTGAAGCCGAGCCACTAAAGCGATTCGGTATAAACCTACTTGATAGCGAAGTAAAAGCCTACGCCCTGGCTAATGGTATTGGCACGGTTGGCAAAGAGCTAACGGAAACAGAAAAAGTCCAAGCTCGTTATGGCTTGCTACTGCAATCTACTAACAAGGTGCAGGGCGACTTCGCCAATACTTCGGACGGCCTAGCTAATAGGCAGAGAATCCTACAAGCGGCTTTCAAAGACCTAGAAGCCCAAGTCGGTATCGAACTACTCCCAGCCTTCGAGGGAATCTTAGAAGTAGTCCAGGAAGACCTATTCCCAATCTTTCAAGACATGGCGAAAAAGGCTGGCCCTGCGCTGGCAAACGCCTTCAAGTTTATTGGCGAAGTTCTCGAAAACGCCTTTACCGAAGGAACCCAGCTAAATACCGCTTTGCAGGACTTGGGCAGTTCTTTCGATCTACTATTCACCACCATTACTAATGGACAGCGCGACGCGGACGGTTTTGCGGATTGGTTGTCCAACATAGTTCGAATACTTGAATTTATTACGACAACACTTGCCGCAGTAATTGCCGGTTTGCAGGGATTCGGTTACGCGTTCGAAGCCTTGAAGGCTGGTGACTTTGATACGTTCTTCAAGTTCCTTACTACCGACACTATCGACTTCATTACTGAAATCGAAAACGCCCAGGCGGAAACTAACAAGCTAAATAGCCTAAGCCTTAGCAAGTTCCGTAGCCAGCTAGGTGATACCCGCGTAGACGCGCAGAAGCTAGTAGACGCCCAGCGTGAGCTTGCCTATTACATGAGTGGCGGAAAGCCTGGAAGCTACAAGCCACAAAGTAGTGGCGGTAGCGGCGGTGGTGGCGGTGGCGAGGGCGGTAGTGGCTCTAGCCCTGCCGATCAGCTTGCAGATACTCGCAAGAAGGTTCAAAAGATTATTCAAGACGCGCAGAAGCGAGTAGCCGAAGCGCAAGGTGCTTATACAAAGGCCGTAACCGCAGCGGATAAGGCGTTCCTACAAAACGAGCTAAAGATTCGCGAGGATTACGGCAACAAGCTCGCCGACATTATCGAGCAGTCCAAGAACCGTATCCGTGACGCCTATAAGTCGATCGCGCAGTTCAACGTTTCGACCTTCCTATCGAACTTCCAAGAAGTCGAAGCAGCGCGCCTAGATTCCTTCAACGAAGCTAAGAAGGCGGCGGAAGAAGTAGGCACGGCGTTTACGGAAGTATTTACTAAGGGCGACCCAGTAAAGGCTTACCTAGATAATCTTCGCGCCAAAATCGCTTCCAACAAGAAGATTCTTGACACCAGCGCAAAGCTACTCGAAGCAGGTTTCTCGCAGACCTTTATCGAGCAGATTATTGCGACCGGCGAAACTGGCGGTATCGCACTAGCCGAAGGACTACTAGCAAGTGGCCCAGAAACTATCCGCGAAGTCCAGGCTCTATTCAAGGAAATCGAATCCGTCGCTGGAAGCGGTGCAGATACTCTAGCCGATCAGCTCTACGAAAAGCAGGGCCTAGCAACACAAGAGCTAGTTACCTTATTTGAAGACACTAATAAGCAACTTCTAAAGGCCCTAGCCGAAAACTTTGCAGATTACAGCGACGCACTTGGCGAAGCTGCCACGGCTCTAAGAAATTCGCTCGACGACATCACTACCGACTTCGATATTGCTATCGAAGGTCTTGACGGCAAACTAGGCGGACTGCTCGCAACCATCAAGGCGTTCCGTGCAAGTCTTCTTGGTTTGGCAGACGACAGCGTTATGGCAACCAAGCCGGTTACGGGTGGAACAAACCCTAACCAACCGTTTATGACTCCGGAGCTTTGGGACGTGTTCGACATGGCGGGAGCAGCGGGAGTTGCGGCCGCCAATGCTGCACAATTCCCAGCCATGCCTTCGGGGGCAGGAACTAGCTCAACATCTTCGCAACCCGCTACCATTATCAACGTGAACGTTCGCACCGATCAGACTCAATCGACTGCCCAGGTTGGTTCGGTTATTGCTAACGCCATCAATAAATACACGGCTAACGGTGGAAAGTTGGCGGTGACCGTCTAATGTCAATTCCTATCCCGAAAGTAGAAATTGGTTTTGACATCACGGGCGCAAATGCCCAGTTGTTCACGCTCGATAGTGCGACTAAGGGTGTTCTAAATAACACTCAATACCCACTCGGCGGACAGATTTTCTACGACGTAACCGAATACCTAATTAGCGTTTCGATTGACCGTGGCAAGAACCGAGAAGTGGACGTATACGACCCTGGCTTGGCTAACGTCGTGCTACAAAACCGCCAGCGTATCTTTGACCCGCTTTACACTTCTTCGCCCTTCTACGGGCAGATTATTCCGAAGCGCGCAATTCGCATTAGCTACGATAACCAGCTTGCTTTCGTTGGAGTTATCGACGACTGGAACTTTAGCTACTCGCCAAACGGTGAAAGCCTAGTAGCGGCCGCAGCTTCCGACGCGTTCGTTTACTTCTCGAATCAGACACTAAACGCCCAGACCTTTACATCGCAGAAGACCGGACAGCGCATTTCCGCCGTGCTTTCCGACTCGTCCGTAAACTGGCCACTAGAAAACCGCACCATCGAAACGGGCTTTACAACTATTGCGGGCGACACCGTCGTGCAGGATCAGAACGTTCTCGAATACTTGCAGACCGTAACGCGTTCGGAGCCAGGTGCGCTATTCATTGGTAAGGACGGACACGTCGTCTTCAAAGACCGACGCACCGCTGGCGAATCTGGTGGCGTTACCTTCGCCGACGATGGAAGCGGAATCACTTACAACCAGCTAGGTATCGAGTATGGTTCGGAAACGCTCTACAACGAAATCGTCATAGGTGCTACTGGCGGAACTGCCATTGTGAACGACGTAACTTCGCAGAACCAATATGGTGTCCTAAACCTAACCCAAACTGGTCTTCTGATTCAGGCCCAAGCCGACGTAGATTCCCTAGCCTTGTATCTGGCTTCGCTCTACGCCAACCCCGAATACCGCTTCCGCACTTTGGAAGTCCAGCTAGACGAACTTACAACCGCGCAACAAACTGAAATCTTGAACCTAGAAATTGGTTCGGTCGTCAGAATCAAGTTCACCCCAAACGGCATACCGCCAGCGATCGACCGCTATGCGGAAGTAATCCAGGTAAGCCACGGAAGCAATCAAATAACCCATACCGTAAAGCTAAGTTTCGCTACTTTGGAAACTGCGCTGCTAGTCCTAGACGACGCAGAGTTCGGTAAACTAGACTCATACGCTTTAGCGTTCTAAGGAGAATCATGGCTGGTTTAGGCCGTAAAGTATTTACCGCTGGGGACATTTTGGCGGCTGCCGATGTTCAAGGCTATTTGCAAGACCAGGTCGTTATGGTCTTCAACAACTCAACCGACCGCACTACTGCACTAGGAACCGCCGTATCCGAGGGCATGGTTTCATACCTAAAGGACACCGACGCGTTACAGGTGTATGGAACCGCTTGGGCGAACGTTTCGCAGGTTGGCGACATTACCGCCGTAACCGCTGGAACTGGTTTGACTGGTGGCGGAACTTCTGGCGACGTAACCCTAAACGTAAACTACGCCGCAGTAGGTTCGGCGATTAGCGTTTCTGGAACCGCAGTTGTATTCCCTTCAACCGCAGTTAGCGCGGCTTATACCGCCGTAGCAGGACTCGATAACGGCTCTATTATCGTCACGGGAACCGCAGCCGTAACCGTAACCGTTCCAGACATTCTAGGCACGGGAGATTCGCTAAACATTATCCGCGACACTTCGGGAACCGTAACCATCGCGGCTGGAACTGGCGTTACTTCCTGGGCGGGAATCGGGACTGCCGGAACTGCCGTCACCTTCAAGATTGATCAGCAATACAATGGCGCGCAGGTTATCAAGACTGCCGCCAACACCTACCGAGTTATTGGAAAGATCACCGTCTAATGCCTTTTGGTTTAGGTTTCTTTGCAACCGCTGGGGCAGGTGGAGCCGCAGGTAGCTTTGACCTACTTGAAACACAGGTATTGGGTAGCAACACGGGAAGTA